CATCGGGAACTGGTATGAGTTCATCGTCGCCGACGTGACACTCAAGCAGACCGCCGACGGGGCCCGCTCGGCCTCTCTCCGTTGCACCATCCCGGGGGCGTACACCGGGGAAACACCGGAGGTGATGCCGTGGGCATGACGGGCATCATCAAAGAGATCACTACCGACGACGGGCTCATAGTCGCCAGTGTCGAGACGCTCGCCACGAATAAGGCCGGAGGCCAGGCGCTCTCCGTAGTCATCGGTCAGGCGGCGGGGATGGAGTGCTATCCGTGCAAAGGGGACACGGTTTATTTTGACCTGCACGGCCCGGAGTACGTGGCGAAGGCGCTCTTCACGCAGGACACGTCGGCGGAGCCTGGAGAGGTGTACATTTTTTCCAGGAGTGCCCCGGAGGTCATCGCGGCGACCGTGCATCTCAAGTCGGATGGGTCGATTGAAATCAAGCCAGGGGCCGGGATGAATGCGGCGGTCGGCAATGGCTCGGACGCGGTGGCGATGGCCGCCAAGACGGACGCCAAGGTGGACGCGATAGCGAACGCCATCAGCGGAGCGGCGGTCGGATCGTCGGATGGAGGCGCGGCGTTCAAGGCGAATATCATGTCGATTCTAACCCCCGCGCTTGAGGATATTGGGTCCGTGGCCTCTACGAACCTGAAGGCGGATTGAGATGGGTGACTACCAAACCAATACGAACCAGCAAGGTGATGTCCTCCTCTATCACGGAGCCGAGGACCGGGGCGACATCAACGAGGCCAACGGGCTCATCGAGATGACTACCGGATTCGAGACGATGGCCTACCTGGCGCTATTCGGAGGAAATGACGACGACGACGGGACCGCGGCGACCGAGAAACAGCAATGGTGGGGGAACGAGGGAGAGCCGGACGAGCAGCAATACCGGGGCCGGTTTCAATCGTATCTCACCGGAGAGCCCATCACATCTGCAACGCTCCCGGAGATGGAGGCGGCGGCCATCGAGGACCTCGCCGCTGCGTTCGTGCCGCTCTACGCTGAGTCTGTCACCTGCTCGCTTTCGCTGGTAACACCGAAGATGGTCAAGGCGGAAATCCAAATCAATCTCTACAACGCCGAGCCGGTACTGATAGCCCTGGAGGTGGAGGCATGACCCCAAGGAAAACAGCAACTCAGATCAAAGACGCCATTATCGCCCAGCTCGAGACGAGCCTTAACACCACGATTCCACTGCTTCCGAAGTCGTTCTGCCGGGTCATCGCCAAGGCGCTCGGGGGGGTGTTCGTGCTTCTATACTCGTTCGCGGGCGACATCCTGCTCCAGATGTTCGTCAAGACCGCGAGCAACGAGCCATGGACCGTCAACGGCCAGACCATCACGCCGCTCAAGCTCTGGGGGGAGATCGCCCCTGGGGGACCGGTGACACAAGACGCTGGACAGCGGGCAGAGTTTGACATCGAGATCACCGTCATTACGCAGACGGGCTCGCTCACTAGCGGTATGCAGATCATCAACACGGCGACGGAGATGATTTACGTGCTCGTCGGGGACGTCACCCTCGACGCGGCGACGAAGGTGGCAACCGTAAGGGCGACCGAGCCCGGCGACCTCGGCAACGTCGACGTGGGTGAGACGCTCTCATTCATGAGCCCGCCGGCGACAGTGGAAAAAGAGGTCGAGGTGGTCTCGTCCGTGTCCCCGGTGCTCGGCACCGACCCCGAAGAAACCGAGGTGTTCAGGCAGCACGTGATCGACCGGTGGGCGGCGCGTCCACAGGGCGGGGCCTACGCCGACTATCGGGACTGGGCTCAGGCGGTGTCGGGGGTCAAGGCGGCTTATCCATATTCGGGATGGAGCTTCGAAACGGAATGGCCGAGCGGTGGGCCGGGGTACGTTTTCGTTTACATCGAGTCCACAGCGGACCCGGATGGGATACCAGACCCGCTTCCTGGAGGAGCACTGCTTCAGGCCGTACAGGACGCCATCGAACAGGACGACTCTGGAATTGCCAACCGTAGGAACATCAACGCGAGAGTGAACATCTATCCAATCTCCCGCACGACCTTCGACATCTCATGTTCGACCCCGCAGTATGCCGAGGACGTGGACGAAGTAAAAGGCGGAATCGAGGATGCTCTTGAAGAGTACTTTTTGGAGCGCGAGCCCTATATCTTCGGGCTCCACCTGCCCCCGCGAAAAGACCTAATCACCCGCGCCGAAGTGGGCGGGGTCGCGGGGCTCGTAGCGCAGGCGCTCGGTGGCATGATTTCGGAATTGTATATCTCCGTGAGCGGGACGAATTACGAGATTTATCCGCTCCAGGAAGGTGAGAAAGCCAAGCTCGGCACGATAACCTGGCTGTAGGCCAAGGAGGAAAATATGACGACAGGAACACCGATATATGATGTGAACGGACGCGAGATGGTGGGGCAGCCGGGTACCCCGGTGACAATTTCATTTGATGGTAGCGTGGCGTCTGCGTCGGCTCTTTCGGCTGGACAGATGTATGTATTTCAGGCTGATAAGGCATGTCACATTGTTTTCGGAGCGACGCCGACTGCTACAGTAGCCAATATGCCGCTGGCCGCGAATGTTCCGTACTACCTCACACCGCTGACAGCGGTAAAAGTTGCGGCAATCAAGGCAACCGGGGGCTCTGCCGGAACTCTTTGGATGACTCCAATGACGGGGTATACCGGATGATTCCGCTTCCGTTTCAGTTGTTGAGCCATCAACGGGCGGGTGCTATTTCGTCCGGTAGTTATGACGAAATGGTACTCGCCGAGTCCACCTTGCTGCACTTCTGGCCGGAGTTGACCACGGACCTCAAGGGGGGCAAAACCATCAATCTTACCGGGACAACACAAGTGGCCGGGCAGATAGGGCTTGCCAGGTCGTTCAACGGCACGTCGAGTGACAAGGGGCAGACGGCGGCAGCAATTGACATGTCGGCCCACAACAAGTTGGTTGTAGAGTTTGTGGCCAAGTTTCCAACATACCCGGGTGATGAGATCGCGTTGGAGTTCGGCACGAACTTTTCTGACATTGGTCAATTCTATATTTCACCGAGCGCCGGGGGAAATCTTGTCTCACATCTGCGTGGCAACGTGAATTCGAACTATTCAAACTACAATAGGGTCACCGCGAACACGTGGTATCATTTCGCCATGGTGTTGGACATGTCGCTATCGGGGTACGAAACGGCCATATTTGTCAACGGTGCAGAGCTATCGCGGACGGGTGGATCCAACCCGAACAACACGGGCAACTTCGGTAACTACAAGTTAAATGTTGGCTGCCGTAACGGCACGGGGGTGTACTGCCAGATGACGATGGAGCGACTGGCGATTTATACAACTTTGACTCAAGACCGCATGCTTGCTCACTATAATCGGGGGTTCTGATGGCAGACTACGTGATAAAACGCGACAGTAACACTCGATGGTGGACGGGCGAAAAGTGGGATGCGGACGGCGAGAAAATAAAGAAACTCAAGAAGAAAGATGTTGCTGATCTATTCGCAACTTGGGGGCTGGGCACTGTGGACGACAAGGACGATCCATCTTACTGGCAGTATGAGGCCGATAGCACACCAACGGTGATTGTAGAAGAAATTGTTGAGGTCGTCGCAACAAGACTGGATTAGTCATGGAACTTGATCGCTGGGTAAAAGTATTTGACCGATTGCTCCCCCGCTCGCGGGCGTGGAATTTGGTTTTCAATCGAGTGCTACGGAAGTTTTTTCACGGCATCTCGATTTTACCACAGCTCATCCATAACCATCTTGGATCCATCCTGCTAGAGGCATTCCCACAGACAACGACCCATCTACATGACTGGTCATGGCAACTTGGGAGCCCGCTGGACTTCGACGCCGACGACCTCGAGGACGAGTATCAGGACGAGGGCGGGCAATCCCCGGGATACCTGCAAGATCTTCTTCATCGGTACGGGTTCACGGATCTTTATGTTCACGAGTGGTGGGTGCCTGGTACAGATCCGCTGGAGTTCAGAGACTTTCACCAGTTTGTCGACACCGACCGCGTCCTCGTCAACGACCTGGCACAGGCACAGAAGAACTATCTGTTTCAGTTTGGTGCGCAGGATGGTGAGTCGGATTTCGTCTCCGATGGCGATGTCTACTTCGGGGCGTATGACGGGTGGTTCCTTGAATCCAAGAGGTATCCGTGCCCGGACATCGAGCAAGAGACCGTCTTTTACTACTATGTATGCGGGGAGACGTGGCCCGACCGTGTGACCATCTATGAGTCGCAGTTGAGGACGCTTATCCGCCTCATCTACAAACAGAAGCCGTGTTACCTGCGGTGTATTCTCAGGCTCAACGTGATACCAGATCCGGGAGACGGAATTGATGGAGACTGGCAGGATGTCATCGCTGATCCGGATGACATCCAAGACGCGATAGCGGCAGCTGATGACAACCAAGATGCCGCATAGGAGGTGATTACGTGACCCTTTACACATACAGAATTTTCCACATCAGCGACGACCCTGCCGACATCAACAACATGCAGTTGTGCTGTCAGGGTGCGGCTGACGCGGACCTCGGATTCAAGATGTGGTGCGGCAAGGACGACGACGGGCACATTACCAGATGGCTCGCCAAGGACGAGGCAGCCCGCGTCACGTCGCTCAACATCTCCGGGCTCACCGCTATCGCATCGCTCGTGAAGACCGACGGTGCTGGGAATCTTTCCGCAGGACAAATCAGCATTGCAACGCTCAACTCGTTTCTGTCTGACGGACCGATTCCGACGTGTCCGGTCATCACCGCAGGGCAGGTGGTCTATGGGGGTGGAAGCGCTGGCACTCCAATAACATCAAAATCGTCGTTCTTCTTTGACTCGGCCAACAATTATCTCGGCATAGGACACGCTACACCAGATTGTGGCATCCATGTCGGAGCGAACAACCCGACCTACTCGAGCGGCGGCTCCGATGGCTTTATCACCGGGGATCTTGAAGTCACGAATATAGACCTAATCAACGCGATTCGCATGCACGGATTGACGGCGGGGTCGATTCCCTATCTCGCGGGAAGTCCACCGGCAACTACGGAAGCAAACTCGAATCTCTACTACACCGAAGACACGCTTGGCCTGAAGGTCACGCCGACGGATGACGATGCACAGATCGATATCATTGCGGCTCCGGTTTTTTCGGCGGCTGGTGGAGGCGCTACAATAAATATAACTGCCACGTCATCTGGAGCGCATTTTGGGAATATCAACATCGATTCCAGCGGTGATGCGTTGCTTCATGCATCAAATGACCTTACGATGCGAGCTGGTGCGACTTCAAAATCCGCTATTTTCATGAATCCGGACACGGAGGACTCGATAAGATTTCAGACGCCATATACATACTCAAGCTGGGTTAAAACCTATCTCCCATTGGCGGAGACTCAGACCGAGGAGGCAACCTACGTTGGTAATTTCGGGGAGGCATCTATTTTAGATGCTATGAATCAGCTCTACACGTTGGCTAGTGGCGGTGGTAGCCTCGATATGGATGACACCTATAACAACGGTCATTCAATTACCGCTGATTCTGGAGCCGTTGCGATCACTGTTCCAGACGCGTCATCGAATCCGGCATTAGCTATTACTCAGAATGAGGGTGATACCCAATATGGTATGACCATCAGCACAACCGGGGGCGCGAGTGCTGTTAAAGCTGCAATAAAAATCGACACCGGCGGAAAAGAGATCGACGGAGCCGATATCGAATTATGGAACACCGGTATTTATGGACACAGGGTATGGGGAGAGGATGAGTTGTTAATTGCGGCGAGCGATGATCCTGATCCGAGTTCTGCTACAAATTGGGCAATCCTTCATGTTAACGCTGAATCGAGCAATCCATATGCCCGTTTGGCTGCAAGTTACGACGGTGGCGGGTATGATGGAACTGTCACCGCCTTTACTATTACCGCGACAGGGGCCGCGGCTGGTTATGCATATTTTGAAGAAACGGATTACATTGATTTCAACGATGCTGGTTTCAGGGATATCGGATCCGTCGACTACGGTGCCGAGTTTGCAAACACGGTCTCATCGAATGACTTCGATTTCAGTCCCGACAATGGAATAATTCAAAAGGCGGTCATCTCTGCGGATTCGACCTGGAGTTTGAATGCTCCGAGCACTGGTAAAACGACGAGGACCAATTTGACCGTTGAGAACTCAGATTCATCGGATCATACACTCACACTAACGGGCTCGCCTACTGTAACTTGGTACGGTGGTGAAACTGATGGTCTTACAATTCCCGCAAGTTCGAGTGTATTGATTTCGGTAGTGTATCGCGGATCGACTCCCGGGTGGCAGGTGGCGGTTGTGCAGGAGAGTTAATGACTATTACATATGTTGATACACTTGCTTCTTCTTCTGTTTCGGCGGCTGGTTTTTCGCCATCAGTACCGGGTTGGGTAGAAGACGGTCAATTATTGCTAACTCTTTTGTCTATTGGCAACGGGGAGTCTTTGACGGCTATTCCAGATGATTGGTTTGAAATAGGCACTTCGGTGTCGCCTTACGTGGATTGGTGGCATCTATATGGTAAGGTTGCTGATGGTGAAGCGGGGAATTATACATGGACATGGGAAACTGCACAGAAATGTAGAATACAACTGGTTGGTTATTCAGGAGACTTTAATAAATCAAATCCAATAGGAAATGTTTCAAATTCATCGTATATTACGAGTGATACTACATTGAGAGCAGCGTCTTTTAATGTTCCAAAGGCGAATTCGGATATTATTTTTGTGGGTGGTGTTTATTATTCATCCAGTATGTCTTTCACTCCACCGAGTAATCCCGGAAGTTTTACAGAGGATATTGATGCCGGTGATATAACGGCCGATTTGTGGAATACATTCGCACATTACAACTGGTCAGGCAATGGAGCGACCGGAAACATAGATGCAACCATGAGCATATCTACGGGCTCCAAGCATGCATTTGCTTTTAATTTAAACCAGATGGGCGTCGGAGTCGGCGCTCTATTAGGCGGAGGATTTTGATGCCCAAAAGGCAGAAAGGAAAATACAATGCAATTTACTAGAAAAACAAAAAGTGACATGGACGAGGATCTCGTCTTCGACAATGCTTTATACAAACTGGCTCAATGGAATATGTCTTTCGAGAGACGGGCGGCTGTTTTTCGCTTCAGCGTCTACGCAAGCGAGGCGGCAGCCGAGAAGGGTGCACGGCAGATCATGGATCCAGTCTCCATACGCATCGATGGAGAGTTGTTCGACACGTTGACCGATCACATCGCAGGCGGATCTGATGTCGTCAAAGACATCTTGGAAAAGGCGATTGTGAAACAGAACAATCTAGACGGCGAGAAGGAAAAGATCACATGGTCTAAGTAGGTGGAGGTGCGGCAATGACGCGGGAAGAAATCAAGGACATCGTCAGGCTCTCGGTTACAGAGCTTGATCTCCAAACGACAAAAGAGATCGGTGAACTCACCATTTCTTTTGAGAAGTTCAAGGCGAGTGTGCCTGAGATGATTGCCGCCGTCGTTGAGAAATGCCGCGTCCATCAGAACTCGCGGCGCCGTTGGAACATCAGCACGATGATTGCGTTGGCAGCTCTAGCGGTGTCTGGGTGTGCGTTCATTGCTACCCATTGGCCGTTGTAAGGAGATATCATGACGATAGGAATTTTTGACCGATACGGAAGCAGGGCTAACGCTGGCTCGGTAACGTATCCTGACGGGAGCTTCAAAAACGAAACCGCCCCGGGGATGAAGAACGGGACACCTGTCGAGCAGGACTGGGCGAACGATAAAGAGGCATGGTTCCAGAAACTCAGAAACAAGGCCGGAATCGTTGTGAACGGCGATGTAGACACAATCATCAATAACCAGAACTGGAACGCTTTTCTATCGGCCATCTCTGGCACCGCGCCCCCGTCAGCGACCCCGGCCGACATCTGCGGCGGGATGCCAGACATCGACTGGATGGACCCAACTGCATCCCCAAACTTTCTCGACACGGGAGAAACCATACGTGATGCCTGTGTCGGATGGGATGCGGAATACGGGCGCCCTTGTCTCTTCATTCTCTATGGCACCATCACCATATCGAAGGTAAGCGGCCCGTGGACGTATGGCTCGGCTCCGGTAGAGTCTCCCCTCTCCCCTTCATGGGGAACGACCCCGGACGATGTCCTCGCGATTTGTTGCGATGCAGACTATCTCTATGTCGCGTGGAGGGTGACGAGCGGCAACGTCAAGCTCTCGAAATTCGCGCTCAACCCGTGGACCGGCACCGAGACATTCGTCCGTGATACGGGCTACACCGCTTTCCCTATTTCTGGAAACCCGGCTGCGGCGCTCTGCGTCGCTGACAGCAACAACATAGGCGTCTTGATAAACGAGTTTCAGGGCGGCGCCGACCATCAGATTAGAATAGGGGTATGGGCGAAGGACAACGCCTCCTTTTTATCCGAGGGATTCACCGGCTACGACACCGACTTCAACGGCCATCAGATTATCTCTGACGGTACATACCTCTACGCAATAGGACGCGACGAATCAGGTTCTCCCACCTACGACTACGCCCTTCTACGGGCGGACATTGCCGACCCGACGACCCAGGCGGACATCGCCATCGCGTCCGTGAGCTCGTCGAATTACGACCTCTGGCCGACCTCTCTCTGCCGCGTGCGAGACCTCGTCATCATCACCGACATGAGAGGGCGCCTCTACGCTCACCAGAAGGCGTCTGCGTCGGTCGACATCATGTTTGGAGACCTCGCATTCAATGAATACGACTCCGGCTCTATCTACGGCTCGATGATGTGCTCAGATGGCAAGAACCTGCACATGCACCATATCGTTGACGGGGCGTCGGAGTACCACGCGGTGATGAAGATACCGCTCGGAGAGTTCGCGATTGAGGCAATCGAGTCTCCAGTTATCGACGTGCCGTTTTCGACGACGCGCATCGTGGAGTGCTCGAGCATCCCAACGAATCACATCATGGGGCGGATGCTCTTCGACCGCCGTGATGTGTGGGTCGTTCTCTACACGGGTGAAATCCATCGCCTGTGTCAGCCAGGGAGCTGAAAATGAGCATTTTAAAACAAATCTTTTGGAGAAAGCGCGGGCTCGGATGGAAGCCGAACCCGGAGGATAACCGGGACCAGAAATACGCAGCCCGTCGGACGGACCTCCCTGCGGTGGTATCCCTCGAGAAGTGGGCCAAGGTAGTTGACCAGAAGAGCACTTCTTCGTGCGTCGGTAATGCCATCGCCGGAGCTGTCCACATCCAGGAGCAGCGAAGTGATAACGCGGCGGGATACAACTACCCGTCCCGCATGTTCGTCTACTGGAACGCCAGGAGGCGCCACGACAAGCCACCTCTCAAGGATGGTGGCACCTACATCCGGGGAGCCTTCAAGGCACTCAGGGAGTTCGGGGTGTGCGACGAAACTGACTGGCCGTTCAAAACATCGAGAGTCAACGATCAACCCCGTGGATATGTCCCCTACGCGCACGCTGACCCCCGGAAAGATGGTGAATACCTGGCCATCACCGGCGGCGGGTCGACCCGCGTCGAGCGCATCAAGAGCGCCCTCGCCGACGGTTATCCCGTGGTGTTCGGCACCGACCTCGCAAAGTCGTTCATGCCGGCAGCTGGCGAGCACGTCATTGACCGGCCGAAAAGCTCCGAGAAGATCGTCGGAGGGCACGCAATGGTCATCATCGGATACACGACCGACGGAGACGGATCGACTCTTTTCCGGGTTCTCAACTCATGGGGCAAGAGGTGGAGAGACGGTGGTCTATGCTGGTTCACCGAGCGCTACATCACCTGGACGAATACGGGCGATTTCACCATTGTCCGGGGATGGCGGAGGCTGAAATGATACGGTTTCTGATTCTGTTTTTCTTTTTTCTCTGCGGAATGGCCCTCGCCGTGCTCGTCTTCTCCGGGTGCGAGGTGGTCCCCGTTGACCCTGACACCGACGCGGACAGCGACGCCGACGCCGGCGACGGGGGGATGGAGGGGTACGACTGCGCTGCGGCATGCGCCAACCTGGCGCGGCTCGGGTGCCCTGGGGCGGAAGGGTCACCGGGCCTGGACGAGGAGTACGGGACGCCCGATGACGTGCCCTGTGAGGCTGTCTGCGTCGATGTGGAGGCCAATGGGGTGTCGATGCATACCGCATGCACTGCGGCGGCGGGGAGCTGTGAGGCGGCGGACGGGTGCTTTAGTCGATGAACTCACAGCAATCCCATTGCCTAGTACACTGTCCAGGGATGATCCACCCACCGTGTTCGATGCAGGCATAATCACATTTTTCAGATGGACAGATCGGTATAATACAACACCTGTTTTCGCCAGAGCAGTCCCCGGTCTCGACAAGTTCCCCGCCGGCGTTTTCGCACCCTTCCCAGTTGAACTGGTCAGAGCAGAGTGAATCACCATCGAGCGACAGCGGGCAACTCTCCAGCGGCCCCGTGTCCGTGTCACCATCCCCATCAGCGTCGGTGTCGGAGTCCGAGTCTGAATCCGCGTCACTATCCGAGTCTGCATCCCCGTCCCCGTCCCCATCGCCGTCTCCGTCAGAATCGCCGTCCGTGTCCACGGAGCCGGTATCGTTGTCCGCGTCCGTATCGGTGTCAACCTCCACATCCTCGTCGACAACTGGGTTCTCGCAGGCGACCGCGAGCGCCATTAAAGGGATTATGATTGTCTTCATCGTCTTTTCCTTTTGTTTTTGTCTCCACTATACTATTATAGTGTAATCATGGCAAACATGCATCGCAGTCACGGTGTGATGTTGTGCAATAAGTTTACCTCTTCACAGTCACTTTTGCGGATATCTGGAATTGTTGGTTTTTTGTATCATCTTACGATTGGCACGAAACTTGAACAGAATGTATAAAAATTTCAAGCTATCGTTCCAGTTGTCGATTTTTGTATTTAAAACAATGGCTTATATGGTGCGTAAACTTTTACGCGCATGCGTACTCAGTTACGCACAATGTAACATACCGATATTATTATAAACATGTTATTTCGCCGCGTAGCACTTTACGCGGTAGACAGATTTTGGGATGTTTTCCATATTTGAAGCAATGTCGCGACGCATGAATAACTCAAGGAAAACGCCATGTTAAGCCAAAAAACATCCGGATTTGATATATTATGTAAAGTTGGCACACCTGTCGCATTAATCCCACCAAGAGCGGGCAATGGTGCCCGAAACATCGCAGTCACAAAGTCTACAACGCGACTACATTTTTTAATGTGGTTGCAAAAAAGGAAAAAGTGATGCATTATGCAATGCTCAAATATTGTGACTGCGTTGGAAAAGAGACGACAGAGAGATTGCTTTGTTCTTGGTCTTCAGAAGCCGAGCCCCAGAGACTACGGCTGTCGCGTAATCACGAGGAAAACAGCGATGATGCACAGGATGATAGATGCGGGGCGGGCCTCCCTGCGTCGTCGAATGATAGCCCTCAAGCGGCCCCGTCTCTACGAGTTGACGATCGAAGAAAAGGCCTGGCTCTTCCTGGCCAGAATCACCCCTTGTCTCGACGAAGACGAGGAGCGAATCATCAACTGGCTTACCCCGGTTCAGAGCCGAAAGCGTCGTTTCGGCGCGGCCTGAACCTTTTCTTTTCCCCCTCCCCTGGCCCTCGGGGCTCGTCCCCGGGGGCTCCTTTCTGGGGGCGAACTGGTTTAGACATCCGAGAGAAAGATATCGTGCGTGCCCCGGGCGACGGCAGCCGGGTCAAAAAAGCCGCCATCATCGAACCGTCAAAGAAGACGAACTCCAGGAAGCCGCCTGAGCTTCCCGTGCTCCCGGAGAGTTCCCGTGTATCCGGGAGGGCGTCATTTAACGGGGCTCTTTTTTCTCCTTTATCCAACGGTCGTGAGACTACGCACGTGAACGAACGGTATCCAGATCGACAGATGGACCCGGGTTCGAGTCCCGGCGCCTCCACCATAGCGTTGGCAGCTATGACCCGCGCCCTCGGAGATCGCTTCAATGGGGGCGCTCCTGTCTTACCGGTGGGATACACCGGACATTATGACACGCCCCTTCCGGTCTCAACCCCGGGAGGGGCACCGGCACCGCATAACACCACAGCGGTACAGATGGTTTTGTCTTCGGCCTCCCCGGGGATGGTCTCCGGGGCGGTCTGCGGTGCCTTTCACCTTCCTTACCGGCGGGGATATACACCGGATCACTTACAAAGGCTCGACGGGTGCCGTGGTGAAAGAACCGAAAACCCGCCATCATGCCACGATCCCGCAGGGGGACAGCGGTCAAAATCCGAGTCGGGTTCGAGCCCCGGCGTGGCTCTGAGAGCAGCTCAAAAACTGCCGTATGGGTGCGATGCCCTATGGGCGACCCTGCCGTGGGTGGAAAACCGGTAAGACGTCCCATTCCAATATGCCACCGAAAGGCATCGGTGGGGAGGACACTCTTTGCCCGAGTGGGGTGCGACGCCCCCATCTTTTTTATGGCGCCGTCCGATGGCCGTATACGGTTAGTGGCCTTTCGGCAACCGTTCCTGGGGTCAGGGCCCTTCGGGGCCCCGGCGCCGCTTTTTAGGAGGGTGTGATGACCGCTAAATGGTACCCGGTCTTGAAACGAGCAGGCGTCCCCGTCGGCATGGGAACCCCTTACCGCACAATCGCCGCCGCGCAGATAGTCTTTGAATTTCTCCGGTCCCCTGCCCTGCTTGCCGGCGGCTTCACAATGGACAGCTTCGAGCCGCGCCTCCTCACCGAGCGACAGGTCGCCGAGATGTGGGCGCAGAAAGGTGACCAATGATACGAGTTAAAAAGATCGAGTTAAAACACGTCCTCGGGCTCAAAGAGTTCGGGATCGACGTGAACGGCTCTGTGACCCTGATCGAGGGCCGAAATGCCGCCGGAAAGTCCTCTCTCCTTAAGGGTCTCCAAACCCTCATCGGGGGTGGTAACCTTGCTAGCCTCCAGAACAACGATGCGGGCGAAAACGAGCAGGCCGAGGGCGTCCTGGTGCTCAACTCCGACGAGCACGGAGAGATCATTGTTAAAAAGAAGGGGAACCGCCTCTCGGTAAAAAAGCAGGTCGGCGACAGTGCCGCCTTCGAGGACGTGAAGCCGGCGCAGCGCTTCCTTGACGCCCTCTTCGACGCCCCCGCGGCGAACCCTGTCACGTTCATCACATGTCGGGACAAGGACCGCGTCCAGCTTCTCCTTGAGGCCATTGATCTCGACTACAACCACGACGCGCTCTGGGAGCGAATGGGTCTTGACTCGTCGCGGTTCAAATACCCGCGCGGGCTGCATCCCCTCAAAGAGATCGCCGAAATCCGCCAGGCAGTGTTTGACGAGCGCACCGGGGTGAACCGGGATGAGAAAGCCAAGCGGGCCACGGCAGAACAACTCCGCCGGCAGATACCGGCGACGACGCCGACCCCGGAGGATACCTCCGAGACCGAGGCTCGCCTGGCCGAGTTGCAGCGCAATCAGGCGACCAAACGCGCCGAGGCCCACGCCCGGGCGAAACAGGTCAAGGCGGACGCCGTCAACGAGCTGAATGCCCTTGAGGCCGAGATGCGGTCCTCACTGGCCGAATACGAGCAGCGGCTCAAAATTGAGATGGCTGAGAAGCTTGCAGCCGCCAAAGCCGAGGCGGAAGCGGAGCGAGCGGAAGCGCAGAAGCGGGCCACTGAGACCACGGACAAGGCCGACGTAGATCTGGCCGACGACCTCGCCCGAGCAGAGCAGCTCACCGAGGAGATAAATACCCTTACCGCTGAGGTGGCCACTATGCGCGAGCGGGCCGAGGATGCCGTCAGAATCGAGACACTCCGCGAGCAGGCAGACGACCAGGAGAAAGGGGCAGAGAAGCTCTTGGCGTTTTCCAAGAGGCTCACAGACGCGCTGGGTGAGCTCGACCGATACAAGGCGGACATGTGCAGCGACCTACCGATCCCCGGTCTCGACGTATCCGGGAACGTCGTCAAAATCAACGGCGTCCTGTGGGACCAACTCAACACCGGGGAGCAAATAAAAACCGCCTACGGCTCCGGGACAAGCCGTTTAAACCCGTGTTCGTGGACGGCGCCGAGGCCCTCGACCAGGAGCAACTCGGCATCCTCGTCAAAGAGCTTGAATCTGTCGGAGCACAGCCATTCATAGCCCGAGTCGCTGAAGGTCCCCTCACCGTGTCATCGGAGGTGCAGTGATGGGCGCAGTTCGACCAGTGCCGTACCGGATAACAAAGCAGGAGCTCTACCGATTTCTTCTTAAGCTCCACCAGCGCGGGGTTGAGATCGTTGTGACGACCCCGTGGGGCGAGGACGGTTGGCAGATCCGCTTGAACAATCACGGCTCACAGGAGCTTTCTGCCATCTGCGAATCAACGCAGGTCAAATCAGGCGGAGACCATTGGGCGCTCAACGAACACGACTACGTGATTATACTCGCCCGTGTCGGTATGCCGGAGAATATACAGGTGCTCTTCGATGGGGCTGCTCTTGGCAGGTGGGTGGATGCATGAGGACCGTTGACATCACCATCCGCGTCGTAGTCCCGGACGGCTGCGACGGCGTCGCCATCAATGAGGACGGCACACCGGTTGCGTTCTCCGAGTTCTCCGAGCCGTGCACCCTGCGCCACACTTGGGCGGTCAAGCGCGGTTTCATCAACTACTCCTGCGTCGAAAACTGGCGGGACACGATAACAAGGGTGAAATCATGACATCGATATCCAGAAAAGAATGGCTCGCCAAACGCCGTGAGCTCATCACCGCGTCAGACGTGGCGGCGATCCTGGGCTTTGACGACCGCGCCGGCCGCTCCCCGCTCGAGGTTTTCGCAGCAAAAAAGACCGGCAAAAATTTGCCAGACAACGACCGCATACTATTTGGGCGAGAATACGAGCTGGGTACAGCTGCCATCTACGCTCACAAGACCGGCCGTGCTGTCCGTGACATCGGCTCAACGCGTCTCACGATGCATCCCAATATCCCATGGCTCGGAGCGACCCTGGACCGCGTGACATGGCCACTGGACGCGGACCCGGAGATCGACCACGGTCACCCGCTCGAGTTGAAGTACATCGACGATTTCCGGAAGATTGCCGAGTTCACCGACGGTGATTGCCCGCTCTGGCTCCAGATACAACTCCAAATACAGATCGCTTGCCATGGGGCACTACTGGGATCTTGGGCGGCGAAGATCCCAGGCTCATTCGCATACGGCGACCTCGACCGCAACGACGGGTTTCTCGAATCCACTATCCCATTGCTCGAAGACTTCCGGCGGAGACTCCGGGAAGATGACCCGCCGCCGGTTTCATCGCCGCGAGATTTGGCTCCAATTAAGAAACTTTTTCCATTGGATAGTGGGGAAACTAAACAGTTATACGACACCGTGCTTGGGGTGGTGAACGAGTGGGAAGCGGCCAAGATAGATGTCAAAGCTGTTACGGACAAAGCAGAGCGTCTTGAAGCTGAAATCCGCTATGTGCTTGGCTCTGCGACGTTTGGAATTCTACCTGATGGCACGATGGTGACGCTGAAAACGACAGAAAAGAAAGGCTACACGGTGGATTATCCGCCGACGAGTTACAGGACTTTGAGGAGGGTAAAGATATGATAAATTATAGAAAGATAACATGCGAAGACTGCACCTTTTTTGAACCTACAAATCCAAAGCAAGGATACGGCGAGTGTCGAATCAATGCGCCAACTTGGCCATGCGTCAAAAATGAAGATTGGTGCGGTGAATTTGAAGCAAAATCAGACGAGGAGGAAAGCAATGACACAGACAATTGAACAGGTGAAAAAACCGATGACCGTTCTGGGATTCCTCGAAGCAAAGCGCGAGGAGTTCTCGAAGGTCATCCCAAAACATATGAGCGCGGATCGTATGATGCGGCTCGCCCTGTCGGCGATTAATACGACACCACATCTCGACGAGTGCACCATCCAATCCGTCGCAGTATCGCTCATGGCGTGCTCCGCGCTCGGCTTGGAGCCAAACACCCCGCTCGGACATGCATATCTCATCCCATACAACTGCAAAACGAAAAAGAACGGCAATTGGACTAAGGAATACCGCTGCCAGTTGATCGTCGGGTATCGGGGTTACATCGAGCTTTTCTATCGCTCCGGTGTCGTCGACTCCGCTCAGGCGTTCCCTGTCTTCGAGGGGGACGAGTTTGAGATCAAGATGGGTCTTCACCCAGACCTCATCCATGTCCCTTCGAAAGACAAATACCGATGGGATCCGAAGCGGCTCACTCACGTCTACGCTGTGATCCGGCTCAAGGACACTGAGACGCCGATCTGGGCTGTGATGGACCGCAACCAGATCGAGCAGCGCCGCGCCCGGAGCAAAGCCAAGGACGACGGCCCCTGGATCACCGACTACGTCGCCATGTGCTTGAAGACCGTCATCCGCGATATCGTCCGCTGGGTGCCATTCTCGGTCGACCGCCTCGCCGCCGCCTCCGAGACCGAGGGTGCCATCGACGCAGGAAGAGCAGACCGGGCGATACTAGCTCTTGGTCCCGAAGCAACCGAAGCCTCCGAGCGCCTCCTCGAGGGCGTGCCCGAAGACGAGCCGGAGACTATCGAAGTGACCGAAAAACCGACCCTCGACACCGTCGCCGCCAAGAACCGGGAGAAGACCGCCGATGTCGCCCTGGAGGGGCTCAGGAAGGCCGTCATCGCCGAGGCGGGGAAGCTCTGGGGGAACGACGAGGCCATGACCAGGCTCGCCGAGATGTGCCGGCAGTGCCCCGATGGGGGGTTCTCCGTCACCGCGTGCACCGAGGCGCAGGGGAAGTGGGCGTTCCAGGAGGTGAGCGACAGGATCGCGGCCAGAGAAAGCGAGAGAGATTAATGGGATACAACACAAGATTTGAAGGCGTTCTGAAATTTACACCAGAGACCCCGGTCGCAGCAATCAGGCGACTAAAAGAAATCCTTGGCGACAACGAGGCAATGACACCAAAGGAGTATGGCAACAACTACATCGACATCGTGATTACCGATGATCTCACCGGAATCAAATGGAACGATGAGTGTGAGAAAAGCTACGGAATGGTTGAAACCATCAATTACCTCCTGGACGAGGTGAGAAAAACCCATCCCGAATTTGGTCTCACGGGAATGCTTCTCGCCCAAGGAGAAGACATTAGAGACGTATGGAATATAGTAATCAAAGATGGAACTGCAATTGAGAAAAGGATTGATCTCGGAGATTCACTAAAGACCTGCCCGGAGTGTGGGCATCAGTGGAGAGAGTAGGGGTTGGACTGGTCCAATGAGCGGTATGTGCGCCTTTATGTGCGCGATACAAAAACATGGAAACTCCTTGGATGGGAAGGTCAAACCGTATTGTCTCTTTTGGCACGAAGATTTGACCGGTCTGGACTTCTTGACGACGTGCGAACCGGAGAGGACGTGGCAATCATGATCGGGTACGGGTTTCCAGAAGACGTCGCCGAGCGCGGACTGAAGAAACTCCTCAAAAAGGACGTTTGGAGAATCATCGATACCGGTCTGTTCTGGCCAAATTTCATGGAAGCTCAAGAGACCGCCATGAGTGACGCCCAGAGGCAGCGAGAGTCCAGGGCAAAGCGGCGGGTGAAAGCACTTCTCGGCAAGGTAGCCACAGAGGTTGAAAACATCGAGATCACCGGAGACTACACCATGGAGCAAGCTCATTCGATGGTGGAAACAGCAATTCTTAACGGAGTTCTGGTCCGGGAAGAGTGCGAGATCTGTGGAGATACCAAAAGGATAGATGCCCACCATGACGATTATTCAAAACCGCTGAAAGTCCGCTGGCTATGTAAATCATGTCACGGAAAGCTACATCATGATGTCACAAATTGTGACCAAAAGTCACAAGAAAACCGCTCCTGTCACGACGCAACCGCTCCTGTCACTCCGTGCTGTACCGTGCCTAACCGTACTGTACCGGATCTTGACAAGGGTATTACTACCCTTGTCCCCGTAGTAGAACAGGGTGTTTCTACTCAAGAAGATCTTCTCTTCCCCTCTCAGCATTCAGATCTTACGAGTGAAAAGAAAACAAGACGATCGAAGAAGACGAACGGCGCGAAGGGCGCCACAACCTGGGACGCCTACTCGGCGGCTTATGCGAAACGCTACGGAACGACCCCCGAGCGCAATGCCAAGACGAGCACCCTATGCTGTCGCGTCGTCGACCTCCTTGGGGCGGACAAGGCACCGCTCGTCGCCGGGTTTTACCCAACCGTGAGGACACAGCCCTACCTCGGCGCGGGCCACTGCCTGGAGCTCCTGGTCCGCGACTACCAGAAGATCGCGACCATGTGGGAGACCGGCCGCCAGATCACCCAGTCCGAGGCCCGCGAGGTGGACCAATTGCAAGGGCAGGGCGACGCGTGGAAGCGGGCGATTGAGAAACGGAGCGCGGAATGAGCCGAATTGAAGAATACCGCCAGTTTGTAGAGGCGAAGCAATACCGAGATGTTGAGTGTGGTTTTGACATCGACCCGGATATGCTCAATCATCATTTGAAACCATTTCAGCGGGCCGTGACCAGATGGGCTCTTGCCCGCGGTCGCGCTGCCATCTTCGAGGATACAGGTCTCGGGAAAACCATCCAGCTGCTTGAATGGGCCAATCAGGTTTGTACCCATACCGGAGGGCGCGTCCTCATCTTGTCGCCGCTCTGTGTGGCCCCGCAGACAGTCTCAGAGGCGCGCAAGTTCGGAATCGGCGGAGTTGAGTATCGGCGCGACGGGAGCAGTGGAGACAGCCGGATAGTGGTTACCAATTATGAGATGATGGGGCACTTCAACCCGGCCGATTTTGTCGGGGTGGTCGCCGACGAGAGCAGTATAATCAAAAATGAGACCGGGAAAACACGGCAGGCCATTCTTGACGCGTTCCGTGATACGCCCTACCGGTTGAGTTGCACTGCGACGCCGAGCCCGAACGATTTCATGGAGCTCGGGAACCAGGCAGAATTTCTTGGTGTGATGTCATTCACTGAGATGCTCTCGATGTTTTTCGTTCACGATGGAGGTGAAACATCAAAGTGGAGATTGAAGGGGCATGGTCGTGAGCGCTTTTGGGAGTGGATGTCTACATGGTCTGTCGTAATCAAGCGCCCCAGCGATATTGGATTTGACGACGAGGGATATGACCTGCCCCCCCTCAACGTCCATGAGCACATTGTTCAATCAGAGGCATCGATACCAGATGGCCAGCTTTTTGCATTACCAGCAGCCAGCCTGAACGATACCAGGAGGGCGCAACGGGAGAGCATCGATCAGCGCACGGATGAGTGCGCCATGCTGGTTAACAACTCACCGGGGCAATGGGTAGTGTGGTGTCACCTCAACGATGAGAGTGACGCACTGGTAAAAAAGATCAGTGGGGCAATGGATGTAAAAGGCTCGTATTCGGTTGATGTCAAGGAACAGCGCATAGCCGATTTTACATCTGGAAAACTACGCGTGCTAGTGTCGAAGCCGTCAATAACAGGATGGGGTCTCAACTGGCAGCATTGCAACAAGATGGCATTTGTAGGGCTCTCGTACTCATGGGAATCGTACTATCAAGCCGTGCGCCGATGTTGGCGGTTTGGTCAAGAGCACGAAGTTGATGTGCATCTAATACGAGCGGACACGGATGGGGCCGTAAAATCAGCATTGCAGCGCAAAGAACAACAGGCGGATGAGATGAGCACAGCGATGGTCGAGCACATGAGCGACATCATGAAGCGAAAAATCAGAGGAGCGAAGATAGGAGAATACCACATGTTGACCGATACCGCAGAAGGTGACGGATGGAAAATGTATCTCGGAGACTGCGTTGAAGTGATGAGCGAGATGGAGAGCGACAGTATACACTACTCGATATTTTCGCCTCCGTTCGCGTCTCTGTACACATACAGCAACAGCCCCAATGATATGGGCAATACCAAGTCACACGGCGAGTTTTACGACCAGTTCAAGTTCTGTGTCGAGCAACTCTACCGCGTCTTGAAGCCGGGTCGGCTGGTATCGTTTCATTGCATGAACATGCAGACATTGAAGCAGCGGGATGGATTCATAGGTTTAACTGATTTTAGGGGTGAATTGATACGGATGTTCTCCGATGCAGGTTTTATCTATCATTCCGAAGTTACCATCTGGAAAGACCCAGTCACTGCGATGCAGCGTACTAAGGCACTCGGACTGCTATGGAAACAAATCAAAAAAGACAGTTCGATGTGTCGGCAGGGGATACCGGACTATCTCGTTACCATGAGGAAACCGGGTGACAACGATGAGCCAGTGTCCCATACAGCTGAGGAGTTTCCGGTTGCGCTCTGGCAGCGGTACGCCTCTCCGGTATGGATGGATATCAACCAAAGCGATACTCTCAACCGTGCCGAGGCCCGCGAGGACGAAGACGAGCGACACATATGCCCTCTTCAACTCGGGGTCATACGCCGTGCTCTGAAGATATGGACAAATCCTGGAGATACCGTTTTGACACCGTTCGCCGGGATTGGCTCAGAGGTCTACGTCGCACTTCAAGAGGGTCGACGCGGAATCGGTATCGAGTTGAAACCGAAATACTTTGACGTTGCGAAGCGGAATTGTTCATCCGCGATTGCACAGATGGGGTTATTCGATGCCATCTAAAAAACT